GCTGATGGTATGGTCAATACCTTTGCAGTAGTTTGCACAATGATTTCAAGCAATGATGCTATCTGTGCACCATTCAATGCTTGACTAGCTACATCCACAGATGCAACAGCTCCAGATTCATCAGATACAACAGCTTGCTCTTGCATCAATACATCATTCTGAACAATCTCAATCTCAGCTGGTAGTCCATTGTAATCCAATGCAACAGCAATTGCATCTAAGATGATGCGCTGGAATGGCTCAATCACTTGCTTTGAGAATATCTGCAATGCTGTTTTCATCTCATCAGTGTTGCTTCCCAATCCACTGCCCTCTCTCACTCCTAACAAGATAGGAGATGTCACACGATGCGCCACTATAATCTGATCCCTCGCTTCTGTGCTAAGGAATGTGTATTGCTTATCTGCATCATTTGTTGGGAATGGCTCCAGCTTGGGAGCTTGATCTGCACTCTTGTTGAATGTAGCAAAGAATTTACCAGCATTGGATGTGCCACTGATATTGCGCTCCAAATCTCTGATGATTGCTCTCTCAGCTTCTGGAGATGGGATGCCATTGTTGAATGCGATGTGAAATGATGGAAACAATCCATTGAGGATGTTGTTCACATGGAATTCACTGATGTGCTTTGTGAGCTCAATCCAATTGATTGCTGAATAATAATCTGGTCTAGGATAGTACAAGCTTCCAGGAGTAAGCATATCACAGAAAATCACTTGTCTAGCTTGTGGATTGGATGGATTGAATACTGGCACATATTCTGGCCTATTCTTTTGCTTCCTTGTATCTTCCCAATCTCGTGAATACCAGATGCCAGTGATGCAATCATTCTCATCAGATACTGCTCTTCTGCAGTTCTCAAATGGGAGATGATTCACTTGAGCAATTCTGCTCATATCCATGCTCATGATGAATTCAAGATAGAATCCTCCTTGCAATTTTAAATCAATTGCCAATGATGGCAATATCTCATTGAGCTGCCATGATTCAATCTGATTTGTGACAGCTTGATTGAGTGATTGAAATCCCTTTCCACTAATCATGAATGCAATTGAATTCACAATTGATCCATGCACTGATGAATTGGCATACAAATCAAGGATGTACTGAGGAAAAATATTGCCCTCTCCATATTCAGCCCAGCCTTTTGATGTCTCTCTTTCTATGGGCTCAACCTTGTTATATTTGGCCATCTGGATATTGACCATGCTTGTGCTATTCTCAGCCATTGTACACTTTGTCTTGTGGGATTTCTATTGTGGGATCAGTGAAATATATCTGATTATCTTGTGCAGTTATCCATCCTTTCTCTATGATTCCAATTGATAGAGATTCATCAAGATTGCTTGCACTATTCTGTGCATACACCTCATATGAATATCTGCCTGGATTCACCATCAAGATGGCACCATTCACTGCATCATCAGTATCTGTATCAATTGACAATCTTGTCAACCTTGCATCATCCAATATCACAGATGGAATGCATCTGTAGATAGTGCCAGTTGCATCATGAGTCAATTTCAGCAAGTAGTGTGAATATGATTCACCAAGCAACAACAGCCCCTCTTTCAATGTGAAGAGGAGCTGCTGGCTAGTAGTATTGATCTGAAGATATTGCATCCTCAAATATAATCAATTAAATGTTATCTAGTGTAGGAGCTGTGATAGTTCCATCAAAATCACTGACAATCGCATCAGTCAATCTGTAGGCCTTATTTTTCTCCTCAGCTGTGAATGTGATGCTGTATGAATTTGCATCACCCTTTGCAGTACCAGTATCAGTTGTTTCAGCAGAAACCTCAGCACCATCAAGATATCCCACCAACCAATAGTTGTTGTTGTTATCTTGTACAATGATAGCATGACGACCCTTGCTGAATGTATTCACTTCCTTTCTGCGAGCTGCAGACAATCCATGAAAATTTGCCAAGATAGTTTGCAAGTAGAAAATAGTGTTGTTCTCCTTGCTCACTTGTGCCTCTTCTTTGAAATTACTTGAATGCGGTTTCAAGTCAAACTGCACCCAAGTTGCTGCTGGTAGAGCAGTGACCATTTCAGTGCTTGCATCAATTGTTGCAGCACCTTTGATTGTAGCATATGGGCCTATCCATAATGCTTTGATTCCTCCAATTGTAGATTTACAATTGACCAGGAATCCATTTGTAGCTAAACATGCCATTGTATATGAATTTTTTTATTGTTATTTTATACAAAAAAGGTGGGCATGCACCCACCCTTTTTTTATTACTTATTCAAGCTCTCGCTTAGTATCCAATTGCGATGTCAGTTGCAAAACCGATTGCTGTACCTACACGATACTTCATAGCCACGCGCACATTGTCTGATCCATCAGTCATGCTCATGTCAATCACTTTCACTTCGTTCATGTCAGATACCAAGTCACAACCCACATGCAAATTGCTCACTTGACCGAACATGATCACATCATTAGAGAATCCTGGACATACATAGATTTCATATCCATATACGTTATTGATCATTTCCAAAGATGCTGGAGTCAATGGCCCACCAACAGACAATTGATTCATCAATGCTTGCTTGTACAATTGAGCTGTCTTAGGGCTCATGTAGCACTTAGTCAATGGTGATCCAATCAATGCAGTTGGGATTGTAGCAACAACACCATCAATTGCAGTCATGATGTTAGCTGTAGTCAAAGCAGCAGCAATGTTGTAATCTGGAGCACCTTTGGCTGTAGCAATCTTGGTCAACAAACCATCAAAAGATGTGAAGCCAGAAGCACCACCAACAGATGCGCTGAAATTTCCAACCCAGATTTGACGCTCAATGTTTGCAGAGATTTCCAATGCTAAATTAGCCATCAAGAAATCTGCAAATGTAGTTGGCAAAGTATCATTGATGAAACCTCTGCCAGTGTTCAATGCTTCCCATTGACGAGCAAATTGATTTTTGCATAGCTCTAGATTTGTTTTCAAATCAGTTACTTGCAATACAGCCTCAGTGATACCAGCTGTGCTCACTCCTTTTTCAAAGTCGCAATTGTCTCCACCAGAAGCAGCTTGCACCAAAGATGCTAATGCTAATTTGGAGATGTTTGCTTTGTACTTTACATTTTCATGCAAGGTCACATATCCCTTTGCGATAGTATCGCCAGAGATGATTGCAGCTGCTACATAGGGCAGTGCTAATTCACCAGCATAGTTGCTTGTGATTGAAAGATCTGATGCCATTTCTTTATTGTATTAAATTAGTTATTTTCTATTAATCAATTCATTGATGCGACCTTGTACAGAATCAATTTGATTCATGGTCTTTTTTGGAGCAGATACTGCTGTCTGTTTTACAGATACAGCTGCAGCTTGCTTGCTCAATTGTGAGTGAGATTCTTTCACTGCTTTCAATTCAGCTTGCAATGTCTTGAGCTCTTCATCCTTAGCAGATAATTGAGCAGCAAAGCCATTCAATGCATCTTGTATCATTGCCTCAACATCAGCCTTTGTGAATGTCTCAGCAGCTTGCTCTACCTCTTCCACTTTTTCTTGCTCTTCCTCTTCAAGCTATTTTCAAGCTAGCCCAGCAAGCAACAGCTGTGCTCATGTCACTCAATGAAGCTACTGCCAAAGGTGATGAAACATCACAGCGCAAAGCATTTGAGCGCAACAAAAAGCTGCAGAAAGCAATGGCTGTCATCAATATGGCAAGTGGAATTGTAAGCGCATTCAGTGCTCCAGATAATGTCACAATGGTGCAGAAGATTGCAAGTGCTGCTGTGGTAGCAGCTGCTGGTGTGGCGAATCTTGTCAAGATAAATCAGACACAATTTGGAGGAGGGACTCCACCATCCACAACAAATCTAGGTGGAGGAGGTGGAGGAGGTGGAGGAGGAAACAATGGACCAGCTCCATCATCTCCCAATGCACTCAATCTATCATTTTTGAACAGCGACAAAAACAAGCCACAGCCATTGCAAACCTATGTAGTAGCTGGTAGTGTGAGCAGTGCGCAGCAAGCAGATTTCAAAATCAAAAATCAAGCGAATACATACAACAATGGATAAGAAAATAAAGGTGATCAAATACACAATAGATGAGCAAAATCTATTGGATGGTGTTTACTGCATGAGCTTGGTCAATGAGCCAGCTATCATGGTAGATTTTGTTGCTTTGTCAAAAAATCAAAAGCATCAAGTGAAGTTCAAAGCTGTGGAATCAAATGAGCAGCGCATGCTCTATGGGCCAGTGCTCATTCCAGATCAGCTCATCTACAGATATGATCCAGATACAAAAGAGGAATGGTATGCACAATATCCATCTGATGTCATCAAGATGACAGCTCACAAATGGCTGAGAATGAACATGCACAACAATGCAAATCTGGAGCATGATCAATTCAAGCGAACAGATGGGATTGAATTCGTGGAATCATGGCTGCAGATGGGAGCAATGGATAAGAGCGCAGAGCTTGGATTCAGCACTCCTCCTGGCACATGGTACATAGGAGGGCATGTCACATCTGATGAGATATGGGATGAGGTGAAAAATGGCACATTCAATGGATTCTCTCTAGAGGGATGGTTCAAACCAAGCGAGGAGAGCACTATGCCAGTCAATGAAGTGGAGAAAATCATGGATGAATTGATGCAAGAGCTTGGCATTGATGGATAAGAACTGGATATCAAGATTGCTCAGTGCTGGCAGTGATGTATCAAGCAAGCGCACAGCATCACTCTTCACATTGCTCATGGTCATCATCATGGCATTCATTGCTGTGATATCAGATGAGCATCACATCTGCCCAGAATTCATGTATGATTCATTGTGCTTGATGGCTGGCAGTGGCATGGGGATGACAATCCTAGACAAGCTCATTGAAAAAAGAAAGAGCTGAAATATACTAAAGCAAAAGACCTATGGAAACAAATCAAAA